ATGGGCATAGGTATTGAAGTATTAGATGTATAACCTTTAATTTAAATATATAACAATGAACACTTACACTTTTAGAATTAATGCCGTAGATGCTAAAGTTAGCTTAGACGGTTTAAGCAACGTGATTACGCGTGTACACTATACGCAAATCGCAACTAACGCTGATGGCGTTATGGTTAGCAGAAACGATGTGGTTATGCTACCAGCACCACAGCCTGAAGTTTTTGTACCAGCAGACCAATTAGTACAGTCTGATGTTATTGAGTGGATTAAGCCACTTATTGACCTTGAGTCTACGCAAGCAAGCCTTGACGCACGATTGGCAGAAAAAGTTGCGCCAACACAGGTGCGCTTAACTATTCCTGAAACTCTTGAGCCAGTGGTTGAAGAAACTACAACTGAGGAAACGACTGAAGAACCGAGCGTTTAATTATTTATCTTTGAAAAAAAATATTTAATTATGGCAAACAAGATTAGTGAAGACCACTTGGCAAAACTGCAAGACCAACAAAAAAAGCTAAATGCTATTAAGCACGATTTAGGTGTTTTAGAAATGCAAAAGCACGGGCTATTGCACGCAAGCGCACAGATTTTAGACGAACAAGAAAAGCTAAAAACTGAACTTGAGGATTTGCACGGTAAAATTTCAATCAATTTAGAAGACGGTTCGTTTGAGCCTATTGTAGAAGAAGCCGAAGTAGTTGAAGGGTAATGGCGTTAGTGCAGTCAAGTGATTTATTATTGCAGATTGACGGCACTATTGTTGGTCATAGTAAGACCAATACCTTTAACTTAGACGCAGACCTTTCTGAATCTACTACAAAATCCAGCGCAGGCTGGCAAGAGTTTTTACAGGGCGTTCGTAATGGACGCCTTACTGTTTCAGGACTTACCGATTACACCACAGCTTTAAACTTTGAACAATTAGCCAGCCACGTAATAACGCGCACGCTGGTTACTTTTGTATTTAAAGACTTCAACGCTGACAATGTATTTTATAGCGGTTCGGGTTTTATTGAAGAAGTAACCGAAACGGCACGCTTCGAAGATATAACCACGTTTGACGTTGAAATATTAATACACAATACCGAAAGCGTAACGCCTCAACCTGACTGGGATATTATATATCCTGACCCACCCCCGACGGGCAACAGAAAGTGGAATGAGATATTTGATAAATGGAACGAACTGCTCACGTTGTGGCAAAACACATAATTTTTTCTTTTGTATATTTGACTAAAATTTAAACACAAATAAAATCTATATAGATGGCTACAACAGGAGTATTTAACGGAACTGACCTTCTACTATCGGTAGGGGCTTCAGGAAGTGAAGTAACTATTGGACACACCACAAGTGCTTCAATGAGCTTTTCACACGACCTGCCTGAGGCGACTACTAAGGACAGTAGCGGTTGGGCTGAATTTATTAGCGGTGTACGCGGTGGTACAATTTCTTTTGACGGTTTGGTTGCTTATGACGATACAACCAACGCTGAAGAATTAGCTGGGTACATTATCAACAGAACTAAAATCAACTTCATTTTCGGAACTGCTGAAACAGGCGATACCGTTTACACAGGTGAAGGCTTTTTAGATAGCGTTGAAATTTCTGCTGATATGGAAGCACCCGTATCTTACAGCGGTTCAATCACCATTACTGGTGCAATCGCTTCAGGAACCAACGCCTAATACGCGACTTTAATATTTCAACACAGGTAGGGGTTTTGTTACAACCCCTATTTGTGTTATTTTTAAGCAAACAAAAACAAAATGGCAAACAGGAAACGAGGGTATTACACCACAAAGCTGGGCGGAAAGAACCGCACCATGCACTTTTCAATGAACTTTTGGGCAAACTTTACCGAACTAATGGGCGTAAGCCTTGAAGGTATTGGTAAGGTATTTGAGGGCGGTTTAAGCCTCAAGGCGGTACGTTCGCTTATCTACTCAGCACTATTAGCCCAAGACCAAGAACAAGGCAATGAGCCTGACTACAATGAGTTTACCGTGGGCGCATGGTTAGAAGATTTAGAAGCCGATTCATTGAATGATATTATCAACGCAATGATGGAGAGCCGAATATTGGGTAACGAACTCAATATGGGTATTGAGCGCAACGTAAAACGCACCACGAAAAACGAGGGAAAGTAAACAGCCGACTTGACTGGGAATCCCTTTTAGACTTCTATATTGGGCAGGTCGGCATAGACCCTGAAAAGTTTTGGGGCAACACGTGGAAAGAAAACCAACTGCTTGGTGAGGCGCATATGATTAAGCTGAACGTCGGTTGGGAACAAACCCGTTTTATAGCTTCTATGCTTATCAATGTAAACGTAGATAAGAAAGCTAAAATGGTTCGCCCTGAGCAATTATTTCCTTTGCCTCAAGATGTTTACAATACAAGAGGCCAAGCCAAATCTACACCCGAGCAATACCAAAAATTCAAAGCTAAGGCGGAGGCTGCTCTTGCTAAAAGGGCAAAGTCTTAATTTTTGTATTTTTGAATTAAATTATTACTATGGCAGATAGCATATTACGGGTCATACTCAAGGGTGATGCCGCCCAACTTAATTCTTCACTTCGTACAGCAAGCAAGCGTTTAGATGCTTTTGGTAGTAAGATGCAGAGCGTTGCGAGTTCGTTGCGTACCGTATCTATTCCTTTAGCTATTGCTGGAGGTGCTGCTGTAAAAATGGCTGCTGACTTTGATAAGTCAATGACGCAAATCAAATCTTTGGTTGGTGTTGCTGGCGACGAAGTTGATGCAATGGGCGAACGAGTTAAGGTTATGGCCAGCGAAACAGGCACAAACGCCAGCGAAGCTGCGCAAGCACTGTTTTTTATCACTTCGGCTGGTTTACGAGGTGCTGAAGCAATGGACGTTTTAGAGGCTTCTATGCGTGCTGCTGCCGTTGGTTTAGGTGAAACTAAAACCGTAGCTGACCTTGCCACTTCTGCAATGAACGCATACGGTTCTGACGTACTTTCAGCGAGCGATGCAACCGATGTAATGGTTAGCGCAGTTCGTGAAGGTAAATTGGAAGCCAGTGAGTTAGCTGGGTCAATGGGTAGAGTGCTACCAGTTGCAAGCGCAATGGGTGTACGCTTTGACGAAGTAGGTGCTGCGTTTGCTGCACTATCACGTACAGGTACAAATGCTGCTGAAGCTGCAACTCAAATACGAGGTATTTTAACTTCACTTTTAAAGCCCACTACTGACGCTCAAGAAGCGTTAGCGGAAATGGGTCTAAGTACGCAAGGGCTACGCCAAGAAATAAAAGAAAAAGGGCTTTTAGTTGCACTTGAAACCCTTAAAACAAACTTTGACGGTAATGACGAAGCTGCGCAACGTGTATTTGGAAACGTGCGTGCCTTGTCGGGTATCATGGATTTATTGGGCGCAAACGTAGATACTACACGCGCCATATTTGATAGCATGACCGATAGCGCAGGGGCTACAAACAAAGCCTTTGAAACGCTTCAGGATAGTGCAGAATACAAATTGCGCAAATCTATAATTGAGGTTAAAAACTCATTTATGGAAACGGGGCAAGTTATTTTGGAATCTTTATTGCCACACCTGCAATCGCTTGCCGATTCGCTAAAAAGTTTATTTGAAGATTTTAGAAGTTTAGACGAAGACACACAAAAAGCCATAATAACACTTGGCGAAATAATTGTAATTGCGCCCTTAGTAGTTGGTGCTATTGGGACTATTGCAAGAGCCGTTGCTGGTTTATCTGAGGCCATTGTTTTTTTAACGGGTGCGTCTGCTTTAGGTAAATTAAAAACTTTACTGCCCGTTTTAGGTCAAGTTGCTGCATTAGGTTTTTTAGGAGTTAAAGCAGCCGATGAATTAACTTCTGAAGTTGCACCTGATGTAACTCTTTGGGAGCGTCTTAAAATTGGAGTTCAAGGTTTGATTGACCCATTAGCAGCAATTAACAATTTAATTGGCGCACAAGTCGCAGCTTCTGATGAAGCAAAAAAAGCGTCAGAAGATAAAATAGCTGCTGACCAAAAGGCGATTGAAGTAGCTGGGGTTCTTGTAGGTTTACAGGATAA